CAACGATGGGTGGCAAAGGGTTGTATTCTGGACCAAACGGATGGAAAAGATACACGGGTTTCCCATCCTCCATAAGATCCTCAGGGCATACATCGCGGATCCACACGCAATCGGAATCCGTGTGGCAGATATAATCGGCGTCGGTGTAAAGATCCGCATGCAGTTTATCGCTCATCTGCTGGATGTACCCATCCCCCCAATCCCTTCCAGTGCGGTGGATAATGTACCCGGGGACGTCTCCCAAAAGGTCTGCGTCATGATCGCTTATCAGCAAATGTTTTTGGCGAAAACCTTTGAGATGTTTTTCTCCAGAACGGATACAGTATTGAAGCCAGTCAAAATCTCCTCGATAGGTCCGGATTACGATGTCGGTAGAGCTCATAGGTTTGCGTAGTTCAGGAAAATGTTTTTTGCCGAGGAGTCCTTTACTCCGTGAAGGATTGCGTACCCGGCATTTTTCAGGTGTAAAAATTCTTCTTCGGTACAGGTCGGATACTTGAACCAGTTCACGATACGCTTGCTGATTTCCCAACCCAGTTGTTTGAAGATAGGGGCAAGGTAGGTGTCCCAAGCTTTTGTTCCGGGGGAAAGAAAACATTGTGAGGACGCCCGGGCCATGTCGGTCCGGAACATCATGTTTCCGTTGATGTGCCCAAGCTTGGGATGATCTTGATTGAGCGGGCTCCAGTCTCCCAAGACCATGCAGGGCTGCTTTTGATCCCATTCTTCGGAGAGCATTCTCAACCAATCTTGATTGATTGGGCTGACATCTCCCTCAATGCACAGGACCGCTTTGTATTCTTGGAAATCTTTCCACAAATAAAAGCGCTCCTCGCAGAACATTACCAGACTGTGCCACAGGCCATTGCAACCCTGAGGATACCCGACCTCATGGACGCCACCTTTTTGTACAATCACTTTGTTAAAATTACGGCACAGTTTTTTTAACAGTTCCTCGTCTGGCGGAGTCGCGTCAAACCGATAGAAAACAAGCAGGTCTGCCCAAGGATTGTTTGGCTCCACCGTCTCGGAAAATAATTCCAGAAGCTCAAGGGCATCTTTTCGGTCCCCGTCCCAATACTGGAGTGCGACCAAAAATTTCTTCACTTTGCCTTCCGATTAGATTTTTTCTTTGGGACAACGACTGGAGCCGGCTGCAGAAAATTGGAGAAAATTCTTGTCATGGCCTCCGATTTCTTTTCTCCGTCGAGCGGATTGTTGACATGCAGCAGGGGGACATCGGTAAAATAATCCTTGTTGATTTTCAAGATGTCACATTCGTCGAGGGTGCTGGTCCAATCAGGAGGGACAAACATTTCACCAAAGGTAAAGTCCCTGCAGGCAGCGATTGCCGCTGCTGGGTTGGCGTAGATAATCCACGCCTTCTCTCCTTTGGGAACGGCGATGTCGGCTTCCTTTTCAATCTCCTCGGCCATAGCCGGGGTGAATCCAAGGTTGAGCACATCGTAATCTGTAACCCACCCGCCGTTGCCCACGTGAAGACCTCCCCAGCGTACAAACCGGGCAATCATTCTCTCCAGAACTTCGTTGGTGATCCCGGGGTTGAACTGGCGCAGCCCCATGATTCGAGCCATAATGCTGTTTGCCCAAGGAGAGATGGACACATGGCTTGTGTTGAGCATCACGCATTCCCAGCCGTGAAGCTCCCAGCTTTTCTTCCAGAGATTGGCCTGAGCGAACTCTTCCTCCTGAGGGATCGAGAGGATGGAACGATAGAAGGCGTAGACTTTTTTTCTCATATCAATAGATTCCGTAGCCGACGTGGAACACTGGGAGCCCCAAGTCAATGTGTGGTTGGTGTCCGGATCCCTTTGCCCTGAGGCAGAAGGAAACGTCTTCTCCGCTGCCGTCGTCTTTGGGCTGGAAGAAATTGAAGGCTCCGTCGGATTTGACTGACGCAAGCTCCGGGTGCTTCTTTTGGATGTCCTCAAATACCGTGCGGTGGACAAGCATGCAGCCGGTCGCCACCCAATCCACGGGAATGATTGCGTCCTCGTAAGCTTTCGCCCGCGGAGCCAGCGACAGGTCACTGCACATCAGGGCGCCGTTCTCTTGACGCCCGAAGTAAGCCCCTCCAATGAGTGTCTTACCTGATCCGATAAGTCGATGCAATACATGCCGTTGCAACGGAACATCCGTCATCGTTCTGGTCTTTGACGGAACCCATGCCCGCATCCACCCCGGGCGACCGATCGAGGGGATGATGTCGTCATCCACCATCAGTAGCCACTTGGCGTCGGTCTCGAGGAATTGCTTTGCCAGCCTGTTCCTTGAATGATAGATCATCGCGTCGCCGATCGACATTTCGTACCGGATTTTTTCCCGGCCAAAGTCAAGAGCCATAGCAATCAAAGCAAACGCCGTGACTGGGTTGGTGGTCTTGTAGCAGGGGAACCCAATCATGATGTCGCGTCCCTCGAACTCGCAGCGATAGGATGGAAGTCCCTCGGGGCTGCGGTATTCGATCACAGGGTTTGCCGACTTCTCTTCCTTTTTGGCCTTGGGCGGCTTCAAAGTCTTGAGATTTCGTGCAGGCTTGGGTTCTTCTAAATCGACTGTGGAACGCTGTGGAACATCACTTTTTGGCTCAAAATCGACATTTTCCGGAATTAACGGGGGTGTTTCAGCCGGTTTCGCGGGGGTTTCGTTCCATTTTGGGTCAAATTGTCTTACCTCGGGAACGACGGGCACGCCGTTACGCAGCATCTGGGTTGCGGGACCCTGAGCGGCAAACGGATTCGTGGACGCGGTGTATCTGACGGTGTTGACTTCGTCTCGGTTCATTTAGGGTATAGGCTAAATTTATTTTTGAATGATTAGACCCCAGCCTCATCGAGGCCCATGTCGATCGCGTCGCCGGCGTTCATCTTCCAACGATCGTTTGTGCTAGCATTAGTTTTTGAGGATGTGGCATTTGCAGAAGCTTTAGGCGTGCGACCGGCCATCTTGAGCTGGCTGTTCTCCTGCTCAAGTTGCTTGAGGCGGGTCTCCATCTCAGCCTTTGCCGTCTGCTCGATCTTGAGCTGGTTGGCAAGGACGTGGGAGAAAGTTGCCGCGGCTGCGATCTCAGTGCGGGCCTTGTAGTCGGTAGGCCACAGCGAAGCGTTGAACCGCTGCTGCAGCTCCGCAACCCTCGTGTTGTGCGTCTGCACCTTCTGGGCTTCCTCCGGGGAGGCGTTGGCAGGGACTTCCTTGAACCGAGCCCAAGGCACATCCTTGGTCAAGTTTTCAAGCTCCTTGGCAATGTTCTGAGTCTCGGTCTGGTACCACTGAGCTCTCTCGTTCTTTTTGGCCTCGAGGATCTCTTCGCCTTTGGTGGCGAGGTCATTGTATTCCTTCTCCTGCTGCTCGCGCAGGTCAGCTACCTTGAGGAGGTTCTGTTCAAGTTTCTTGGAGTCAAGCAGCTCGAGCTTGTCGAGCACGTTCTGCTTCCACCAAGCACCGGAGACCTTGTCAGGACCGCCGGCTTTTTCAATCGACGAGATGGTTTCCTCGGAGGCGCCGTTCTTCTTGAGGATGGAATAGATGCTTTCCTTTGCCTCGGAGATTGGGGTCTCGTACTTGCTCTTGAGCTCGGGATCGTTCTTGAGATCAAAGATCTGCTTGAACTTGCGGAGCTCCTCGTAATCCTCAGGCGTCTGGCGCGGGCTCTGCTCAAGCTCAGTCAGCCTTTGGCGGAGCTGTGCCGCCTCAACCGCTTCCTTTTTGTAGCGGGAAGCTGTCTCTTGAAGTTTTTTCCAGTTGCTTTGATTCGACTCGCTGAGGTTGCGTGGCTGTTCAATCGCCGCGATCTCGGGGTCGATTTCTTCTGACTGCTGAACGGGTTGCTCAGGCTCAGGAGTCTTATCCCCCGGGGCAGTAGGATCTTCAGGAGGTGTTGCAGGAATGTCATTTTCAGGTGTCTGGTTGAGGTCCTCGTTGAGGAAATTTTCATCCTCGGTAGGGTTTGCGGCAGGTGCGGACTCTTCAGGCTCGGAGGGCTTGAGAGCTTCTTCGGCAAGCGCGGCGTCGTCGATCTTGTCGAACTCGTCCAAGAAGCTCGGATCCACTGGGTCGGGGTCAAGGCGCGGGGCAGAGAATCCTGTCACGCCGTTGTCTGGTACTATGTTTTCAATGTCGTCACTCATATTTTACATGGTTGTGAATCCGGTTCCGGATCCGTCTGTTTGTGTTTTTTGTTCCGTCAAAAGTTCGTCAATGACGTTAAGGATGTATTCTGCGCCGGACTTTTCCTTGGAGGATAGTGCCACGGCCTCGATCGTGTCTCCCCGGAGTTGGGGGACACGTGTTCTCAGGTAGGCGCGGAGCCTGCTGCTTGTTGACTGGTCGTACTTCCTGAGATGTACGGAGTCCGTTGATGTCCATTCCATAAATTATTTTATCCCGACGATTTTTTATTTTTGTTTTTCGGCGTCTCTGAGTCCTTGTTCGATTGCGTCTTCGGCCTTCAGGTTTTGGGCCTTTGCGTCACGTCCGTAGGCATTCGGAGAATCCGCGGAGGGCTTCTCAAGCTTGGACGCGGCTTCGTCCTCAGCCCTCTGGGCCGGCGTCAGGATAGCGTTTCCCTTGGTGTCAACCCTTCCGACGGGAAGGCTTGCGGCTGCTCCCGCGGGCTTTGCAGCTTCGCCGGAGTAGTCAACGAGGTTTTGGTCTTTTGTGGGGTTGAATCCGCCCATAGTTTTGGTTGGTTGTTAAGCTGCCGTTGGAGGCTTAGGTGGGTTTGCGATGTTGGAGATTGCGTTGTCCTGACCGGGCTCCGGGGTGGCCAGTGCTGCTGCCTGTGCCGTGGGGGCGTGGGGCGCACGTCCGTGACCGCGGGGAGCTCCGTGAGTCATAGCCGCGGCGGGTGCCACATTGTCGGGAACCTTCGGCACCATGCCGCCGGAGAGATGGTTGACTGCTTGGTGCATGGCGTCGTAGTACGGGGCGAGTGCCTTGTGCGGTGTGCCCTTGGCCTCGGCCTGCTTCAAGTGCCCGGCAAAATGCTTGATGGCCTCGGTCAGGGGCTGCACCAGCTCCGGAGTCAAGGCGCCGGCTGGGGCCTTGGAAATGACGGGGAACAGCTTCTGCGCCATCGTCTGGATGTGTACCATGTCGTTGTCGCGTGGGCTGACGGGGACTTCCTGCCCGGCCATGATCGACTGGAGCTCGATGACCTGCTGGCGGGTGGCCTCGATCGCAATCGCTTCGACTTGGTCCTTGGGAAGGATCAGTGTGTTGGCGATCTCCTCACCGAGCTTGCGGCTGATGTCGAGCTTCATGAGCTCGTCTTGGTTGACGTTCGGGTTGCCGGCGTAGCGTTCAATCGTCAGGTCAAGCAGCTGTGCATCCTGAGCCGTGGTGTCCGGCATGAGCTCGACCGCCGAACTGTAGGCAAGCAGCAGGATGTCCGAGGGAGGGACATTGCGCTCCAGCATGTTTAGGCAGCAAGCGATGGCGTCCTCGTCCAAGTGAGGAGGCACCTCGAAAGGAATCAGGAACTGCGGGGTCTCTAGGAAGCTCCGGTCAAAGGCGTCAACCACCTCGCGGCGTGCCCAGACAGCCTCGGCAATTCCATTCTGCCGGGCCATGTCCAGAAGAGCTTTGACGTCGGCAGCGGCCTTTACGTGCTCAGGATGGCAGATACCGCGCTGGATCCTCTCGACCCCGCGGGAAACCTGCTTGCTCCAGCGCATGAGCACTCCCTCGCGCAGCTGATTCTCGATTGCTGCAACGCGGTTGACTTCACTCGCCGTGCGCTTGCCCTGCTTTTCTCCAAGCGGTTCGCCGGGAAGGAAGGTGCCAATCTGGATCTCAGCCAGCCCGCTGATGAATTGGTCGAGCCTCAGGAAATCGTCAACGTCCGCCGGCAGCTGGGTCGGGATCACTTCGTAGCCTTCCGACACGTAGGCCACCGGATGGGTGACCGTCAGGGGAGGCACGCCGGGCTTTGCGTTCGGCCCTTTCTTGAGGAGCAGCATCCCCTTGAGATAGACGTTGTCCACAACCAAGTTGCGGGCCTTGTCAATCGCCACATGTGTGTTGTATAGATCACGGCCTGCACCGCGGCTGGACATCAGCCCACCGCTCCCGATCTCAACGGCGAACAGGGCCAAGCATTCATTCATCCCGTTAAACCGGTCAAGCTGGGTGCAGATCTCATCACCCGACTTGTCGTCGAACAGGAAGCGGGAAACCTTGCCGTTGGGCTCGCGCACAAACAATTCACCGAGCTCCACATATTTTGCGTCGTTCTCGTAGGAGGCGCCGTAGCTGCCCTCGCGGAACCAATCCTCGTACCTTCTGGCATCGTCATCCGCGTCAAGCGTGCGTCCCGCGGGGATCGCGTTGTTGATTGACTTGATCAGGTTGTTGATGTGCCAGCCGGCGGCTGCCGAAAGTCTGGGGGTCTCAAGCACCGGAAGGAGATCGGCAATCTGGTAGCGCCTCTTGCGGCCAAAGATCTGGGTCTGGCTCGTCTCCTGCGGGGTCTCGATTGAAAAGAAAGTGTAGTCCTGCCGCATGAACTCGGGCTTCCAATCCCGGAGGTCATCCCACACCCAGCCACAATATCCGAAGCAGGTGTTCTCGTGGGTCGTCTGTGCAACAAGGTCATCCCAACCGCGCCAAGAACGGATGGTCTTCGTGATCTCTTCGCGGAAAACTTTTGTCTTGTGATCCGCATCGACCGACTCAATCGGGTAGGCGGAGTAGGTCAGATAGGTTGCCTGCTCTACGACCTGACGGAACGGGGGCTGGATCCTCGACACCATCGTCGAAAGGAATCCGGTCGGGCGGTTGCTGCGCCAGTCCTGACCCATCGACTCGAGCACCTTGGGCTTGTACGGGGTCTCGTTGTTGAGTTTGCGCTGGATGAGCTGATTCTTTTTATTGCGCTCAACGTTCTGCTGCTTGAGCCTGCGATAGGCAGACCACGCACCGGCTGCGTCCTTGAAGGTGCGCCGTACCTGCAGGGTGTCCTTGTCAACGGTGTCAACGTCCGCGTTGGTGGGGTTGACGATCTCAAGCTGCAGAGTCTGGGGACGGGAATGGGCGTCCTTGATCTTCGGCGCCCGGTGAGCATAGGCGTCGCTGATTTTTGGATCTAGGGGCTTGAGTACGTCGGCCATAGGATTATTTGTTTAACCAGCAGAAATCGGGAATGTTGGAGGATTGTGCGAGGTCTTCTGGGTTCAGGAAAACTGCGGCGCGGTTGTCGTGCCGGAGTATCGAGCATCCACCAAGAACTGCTGTTGAAGCTGTTTCTCTAGCTTGTCTTACGCTCGCTGACAAGCGATCAGTTGCAACAATGCAGGATCCGCACCCTCCGCGCCAGTTGACATTGTACGGACAGCGCCCGCAAATCTTTGCCCTAGCCTCGGCCAACTCGTCTCCAACAAGCGGGTGCTCACGTTGCGCGGAGAGAAGATTTTTGGCCCAAGTCTGGATGTCGCTGAGCAGTTCCTGAATGTTCCAGTTGGCCGGCTTGCGGGTGACAACGACGTCCTCAACGTGGTGGCAGAAGTCCGGCCACTGGCCGCAAATGTAGTCGGCGACATCTTCCTTGGTCCGGTTGTTGGGTATGGCGTTCTCGGCACGGAAGCTCTCGACCTTCTTGTAGAGATCGTCAATCGTGTCTGCATGTATTCGGACGTCGCCTTGGTAGTAGTGGAAACCACTAGGCGGAACCATCCCTCTGATAGGTTTAGCCACGGAGGGGGAATACTGCATTTGTAATGCCATGTCAATAATTTGTTTGGCTACCCCTCATGGACTCGAACCATGACAAACAGAGTCAAAGTCTGTTGTGCTACCATTACACCAAAGGGTAAAGTCTCCCGCCCCGGCTCGTCAGCCGGTTGTATGGCACGCGGGGTGGCCACTCCTTGAGCTTGCACGAACCCATTGGGTCCGAAGAGGCATGGGGAGAAGATTGTCATTCGCTGAAATCTACGAAGTCCATTTTCTCGATGCCGCGCATTGGGATCTCGCGCTGCTGACGCTGCGGCTTGGGTGTCGTCATGGTGGGCACCGTCCCGCTGCGTTGGCGGAACAGGAACACCAAAAGGCTCAGGGAGTCAAGTGCGTCCGGTGACTTCTGCCGGGTGCGCTTGCAGTATTCGGCCTTCGCCTCCACCCGCACCATGCCGCGCCCCTTCTGCTTGTACCGGCGACCGGTCGCCTGCTTCACCAGCTCCTCGTGGCGGAAGCCCGGGCTGATTTTTAGGTAGCCGAACTCAAGGTATTTGCCGAGGCCGAAGATCAGCTCGGTCACCACGCCGTTGTACATCTCGTTGGCCTTCTGGGTGTCGTCCCCGAGGATGTGCGTGTCGGTGGCAGCTTCCGAGTAGTTGACGCCCATCACCTCGGGGCCGAAGAGGTTTTTCAAGTTGTCATGCACGCCCGATCCGTTGCCGGTGCGGTCAACGCACACCCAGCCCGGTCCGATCCTCATCTGGTTGCAGAACCGCATGATGGCCTGCGTCTGCTTCACGGTGTCGCCCTTCGGGAACGGCATCTGGCTGTCGATCTGCAGCACGGTCCGCGGCTTGTCAAACTGCTCAAACTTGCCGGACATCGGCGTCCATCCGTCGCTCAGGCCGAAGCGTCCGTAGGTGCACATCAGCTGGTCGTTGCCCTCGAGCGCAAGATCGAAGCTGGCAAGCGGCACGACGTTGCCAATGAACCGCACGATGCCGACCGCGTTGTCCATCATGGCCGGCGTGATGATCGCCATGCTCACGCCCTCCTGAGGGAACCACCCGCGGGCCATCGTGAAATACTCGCCGGTGCGCCCGCGGCTCTCGTAGTTCATGAAGCCCTCGTAGGTCTGCAGGCCGGCGTAGACGACCCGCTTCTGGGTCACGTTCTCGCTGCGTGCGGCGTCGAGTCGCAGGACGTGCCAGCCGTCCCGGCTCTTCCAGCTGTAGTCCTCCTCGCAGTCGATCGAGCCCCATCCCCGCTTCGGCTCGCACAGCCGGCCAAAGTGGCTGGTGCGGTCCTTCGGGTTGCTGGCGGCAAAGACCTTGATGTGGCCGGCGTTGTCCGGCGTGATCGTCGAGCACAGGTTGTTCACGCCCTCCCAGACGCCCGCCGGGATCTCCTCGGCCTCGTCAAGGATGACGAAGTTGCGGGTCAGCTTGCCGAACCGCGGGTGTGCCTTGCCGTTGCGTGGCGACGGGTGGAATCCGCGGAGCACACCGAAGCCGCTCTCACCCTTCGGGATGGCGACGAGGTGGATGCCCTGCTTGCTGTCCTTGTTCACCTGAATGCTCTTGACCAGATCCTCGCCACCGGTGAACTCGGGTTTCACCAGCGCGGTGCGATGGAAGTTCTTGATCGAGGCAAAGATGTTCCGCTCGGCATGCTCGGCGGTGAGCGAGATGACCTTGATCGACGTGTTGGCTGGATCCTGCAGCCAGCTCAGGTAGAACCACGCCGCGGCACCAAAGCTCTTACCCATTGCGCCGGCGCCCTGCACCAGCAGCCGGTCCTCTTGGAACAGGCTGCCCCAGACCTCCCGGGAGCTCTGTGGACGCCAGTCGTACACGTCAGGACCCCACAGGATCGTCGCAGCGGCCTCAAAATGGTCGCCATCGAGCAGGGAGCCCACATACCCCCAGACCACGTTGCGGGCTATTTCTGGGTCAAGCTGGAGCGATGCCGGCGGGTTCTGGGTCAGGTTGCTGAGGATCCAGTGGGCAGCGTACAAGATGCCGCGGTCCTCGTCTCGGTCGGCTTCAGCGCGAATCTTGGCGGCTACGTCCAGAAGCTTCTGTACGAGCGGGGTGGCTGCTACAGGGTTCATCGGCGTATCGGACCTTTCTTGGGAATCCGACCAAGGTCCCACGTGCCGTTCTTCTCGACGGTGAGCTGGTCGGTCCTGAAATGCCGGACGGTCTGGTCGTGCAGCACAACGGTCCACACGTCGTTGGCAAAGGTGCCGCTGTTGGCGGCATAGATGGCCATGCCCTTGCCGAGCTCGGTCACCACCGGAATGGGGTCTGGGAAGAATAACATCAGATAACCTTTGGAGTGAATAATTGCTATTGTTGATAATCAACAAGTTACGCAAATGTAAGATAATGCGGGCAAAATTTTACACATTCTATTCTGTCGGTGGGGCGCTGTCCCATTTTTCCGATTCCTCGCCGTGAGGCAGGGTTTCGGACTCTTGGGGCTCCCCCGCGGTCAGCGCCTCTTGCGGTAGCTGCACCACCTCGGCGTCAATCACGTCCCGGTGAGGCACGTTGAACAGCAGCTTCAAATCGGAGGCCGAGTTGATCTGCACCTTCTCAGGCGCGAACTCGCCGGCAATCCTCGCGTCAGCCAACAACGCGGCCAGTGCGTCGTAGGTCTCGCCGGTGTCCTTGTTGTAGGTCTTGGTCGGGATCATGCCCTCGGCCATTTGCCGAAGTACCTCGCGCTTCCGAGACAAGTCCATGACTGCGCGAAGCGCGACCTCTTCCCGGAACTCCTCGATCCGTTCCCGCACGCCCGGCGTCTTGTTCAGCAGGTTGTAGCCTGACTGGTTGGGGGCAGAGTTGTTCGGGTACAGGATGCGATAGGCTTCGGTGTACGTTTTGCCGGATGCGATCAGGTGGCAAAATTTTTCGTGGCGAGCGTTGGCGAGAGCGGGCATGAATGTGTGGTTGCTTTACAGAGTAGACTAAGATTTGTGAGACAAATAGTCGCAACAGAGTAACGTTGTCAACATCAAATCTGTTCAATTTAGAATCATTCTAAATAAGAGCTATCGCTGAGAATTTTCTTATGACACACGAAGCCCTTGCACACTACAGCCGGCCATTGTAGCGTTCACCTGTCGCCCGCGGTTTCTCGCCGTTGCTTGGCGGTGTTCTCTGCAAAGCCCTCGACCAGCAACCTGATGCCGCTGGTCGGGGGTTTTGTGTTTTTGTCAGAAAAAGTACCCATTTTTTCTGACAAGAGTTACCATTCAAATGTAGTACAACGCATTTACCATCAGCAAGTAGTAATGACCTAAACCTATTCACAAGTCACCGACCCTGTTTCCGCTTGAATTTACAAAACCTTGCCCTTTATGCAAAGGTATGTAGGGTTTGTTTTGCAGTCCAATGTTCCAAGGATAGGCGAGCGAGACTCCAAATCTTGCTGGGTTGGTTCGATTCCAACGGGCTGTGCCAATTTCCCGGGGATCTTCGGTGAACCGGTGCGCTGATCGAAAGGTTGGCCGCGATAAATCGGGGGAGGCAGTGAGGGGTCACGAATCCGACTTGAAATCGGAATGGTGATAGCGACCTGACCCTCCCCCGACCATGTAGCGTTTACGTGACATATCCCCGTTCACAGTAGCGTGAACACTACAAAAACAGGAACCCCGAAGTTTTCACCGATAGATGAAGTCAGACTTTATAAAAGGACGCATTTTCAATAACCTAGCCTTCCGAAAAGGACAGAGTTACCGATCGGTAACATTTTAACCAAGTCAACGCTCGCAGTCCCAATTTATACCCGCTCGGTAATAACCGCAGAGAATTACCCGTGGGCAATACCCGATCGGGTTTATCCCGGTGCCCCCAAA